TTGTTTTTGTTTCTTTGCACCTGGCTGACAGTAGTCCATGATAGACCACAGTCGCTCATTGTGCCTCAAGGCACGGATTGATTTCTCGCTGGGAGTATCGTCTATAAGATCCTCAGGACGATGTCGGAAGAGAGTTTCGATTGAGAGAAGAGACATGAAGCGCTGAAATTTTGCATGCGCCTCAGGATCCTCAGTCATATCTCTCGGTTTAAAGGGCAACCGCTCCAATGCTAACTTGTGAACAAGCCAAAAGGGCGATTCAGACATGGAAATTGGATGTTTATCTTTCCAGTTCATAAGAATCACCCTGGCGAACTTCAAGTCAGTCGGAGTTGGACCCCACCGATAGCTCTTCACGACCTTCTGGATGAGCCCGTCACCCAAATCTTTCTCCTCGTAGATGGGACCTACCCACGGGAGACCCAGACCACCAATCCACTCCGGCATATACCACGGCACACGCACGGATTTGAGCGTCTCGTCATTGTGACGAAGGAAGGCTCTCCACACCAACTCCTTACATGATTCCGGACAAGATTTCATCAAGTCCTGGGCACGCGAACCAACGGTGCCATCGCGATCGGAGATATTCACCACATTTGACTTCCCCCCAATCGATCGTTTCAGTCCCCGCAGGAGACCAGCATTAACATACTGGACCTCGTGAAAGGGTGATTGACGAACGAAGGGCGCACCGGTTTTCTTATCGATGCAAGTCAGGTCGTGAGTGTCATCTTCGCGAACATATCCTTGCGAATTCATGTTTAAGTACTTAGAGGAGAAGTATGTTTTGCCAACCGACTCACGCAGGCCGATGAATGCAGTCAGTTCTTTCCATAACTTGAACAGGGCCTCGCTCCCACGAGCGATGATATCATCACCATTGAAGGCGCAGGGGGCATCACAAAGTTTCATCTTGTGGCCCGACGCGACCTCCATGGCCCATCTTGTCATGGCTGCATTAGCCAAGCAGAGCACAGGGAAGGACATGATAGAACCCATCAGTTGTCCTCTCTGTTGTTGAACCCACTCGCCAGTGGGAAGTTGAAATAAGTGTCTCGTCAACGCACGTTTGAACAACGTCGACAGATCGTCAGGAACACCACAGACTTTACAGATCTCGTCCGCAATGACCTCCGACACCCAGGAGTACAGCTCATTGGTAGCGTCTCGATAGTCGCCAGAGAGGTATTTTTCACCCTCCCTCAGCAAAG